TGTAGGAACGTAAGCACCGATAACGTCATATGTGTGATTAGTAACGAGCATTGGAATTTTAGCCTGTCCTAGCTTCAATGTAAGCATACGGAAGGCACCTTTAATAAGTTGTGACTTAGTCATGTCACGAACTTGCTTGTCCTCTAGAGCATCAGAAATCTCTTTGTTTGTGGACAACATACCTAGTGAGTCTAGAACAAACATACATGGTCTGCGCTCACCTTCAGGCTTCTTCAAGTAAAGGTCAACTGCCTTTAGAGCCTTAGTGCGGAATTCTTCAATAGTTACGACATTTACGACAGCCACCCTGTTAAGGTCGATGCCACGTGACTGAAGAAGTGATTTGTTGATTGCTGCCTCAGTATCAAAATAAAGGCAATATGCATCGGGATTAGTATCAAGAAAGTTTTTAACAACGGCAAGAGAGAAGAAAGTCTTACCTGTGCTGCTTTCACCTGCGATAGCAGTAATCTTATCGCCAGATACACCACCGTAGAGAGACCCAGATACAAGAGCATTAAAGATGTACGAACCAGTGTCCACGTAGGTTTCTGTTTCGTCAATTTCTGACGCAATTTGAGCGAAGTCGCCACCAATTTCATTTACAATACCCTGTAGAAAATCCATAGTTAATCAAAAATAAATCAAAGTTTCAAAAAACCCATAAAGACATTCTAGCACATCTTTATGGGTTTGGTAGTCAATCGAAGAACGATTCCAAAGATACACGCTTCTCGAAGCTCCAGCCGATAGAATCGAGAATGATTTTAAGTGGCTCAAGGAAGCTCTTGTCAAACTGTAGGTCGTAATCAATATACTTCTCTAGATTCAGTTCTTTGGGGAAGTCCGAGATAAAGGAGATAACATTCTCCCCAATCTTGTTAGGGACTTTCAGATAGCAGTACTTAATCTTATCACCATTATTAATTAGACTGTACTTCCTATCCAACCCATTCTTCTTAATATGATAGTTATATAGGAGTGCCCCACGTGAGTGAATGGGAGTGCCCTTTGTATAAATGCTGTTGGGACACTTATACTTTTTAACGTCACTTACGCTTCTGGGGAATGCCACCTCTTCAGGGGGAAGCATTTTGAACTGTAGTCGGCAGCTATCGATGTAATCAATAACTTGCTCCTCCGTCCCTTCCATCATTAGCTTGAGTGCTTCCTTAATCATTGTTCTACAAGGAGCAGGTGTAGATGATTTAACTGCCTCAATACCCATCATCTTTAGCTTGGGCTTAGCGTAACGAACACCCTCAGAGTCCCAGACGTTAAGAATGTAACGCTTCTTCGCAGTCCAGATACCACGGTCAGCAATGTTCTCTCGCTTCATTTGCATCTTCTGGTCATAAGCATTGACATAATCAGCAAGCTCATAATATGACCTGTCGATAAATGGCTCAATCTTTGCCTTACAGAAGCCGTCTAGTGCGTCAATAATCTTCACCTTCTCAACTTCCTTATCACCAAAGACAGTACTTACTAAAGGACCGACGTTTAGGTAGATTGAGTCAGTATCTGAAGCAATCACATAATCAACATCCTTAGTCTTGAGAGTCTTGTTCATAAAGCCGTTGAGCTTGTTCTCAATCCAGCGGATAGAAGTTTGACCGGAAAGGGTGATAGCCTCGGCGTTTGCTAGTTTAAAGTACCTGAAGTACTGATTACCAATAGCACCATAAGCACTGTTAAGAGAAATCTTTTTCGCCATTTGAATGTTGTTACAGCGGGAGATTTCCTTTTCAAGTGCTTTAGAAGGCTTCGTCTCATTGAGCTGCTTGGCGGCGAGCATTCGCTTCTTGAATGTAACTCGTTCTGCATACATCTTCTCCATTAGTTCTGGTAGCATCCCCTTAACGCGCCTGTAGATGGCTCCATTGGCGGTCATTGTCCAGTTAAGTACCTTTAGGGGGCTCATATCAAGCTCCTGCCCTAGGACCTTATAGACGTTGATCTTGGATGACAACTCTCTCACCCGAATCATTGCCTCTAGACGTTCCTTATCAGCAGAGACATCATTCTGTGCCTCATAAATCATTGCATTGAGGTCATCCATGCTGATTAGAGTCTCTGGTGAGATTGCATACTGCATGATTAGGTGGGGATATAGTGAGTTCAAGTCAAAACTCACAACATAATCATACTTACCAGGAACTGGCTCCTTAACATATGCACCAGCATACTTGGCATCCTTATCGACCTTTACTTTAGGTGGAATAACAATATTCTTTTCCCGTAGGTAGTTGTAGATAATGGTATCCCACATACGCACTTGATAGAATACGTCACGGAAATTCACCTTGGCGTCAAACGCCATGGTTAGTGCTAGGTCGATAAGCTTCATCTTATCTTCCAAGCGGTCAACTAGTTCTACGTCAATGATGTTATATTCAACAAACTTCTGCCATCCTTGGGTGTAGAAGTCTTTAAATGTCTCAAACTCACTGTGGTCTAGCTTCTTCTGCCCCAACTCAATGCTGGCAATGTAGTCTAGACGATAGCTTTCCTGATTGGTATAGGTAAACTTCTTGTATAGGTTTAAGTAGTCGAGTTGAGTGACACCAGCAATATCATAGTAGAGCTTTTCCTGACCCTTGATGTAGTGCTTCTCTTCAGATACTAGCTTCCAGGGAGAGAGTTGCTTCATTACCTTCTCACCCATAATACGCTGAATGCGGTGAGCTAGGTATGGAATATCATAATATTCTAGGTTCCAGCCCGTGATAACGTCAGGCGTGTCGGAAGACCACCACTCTAAGAAAGAATTGAGTAGGTGATACTCATCGTAGCAAGGGCGGAAATCAACATTATCTTGCTTATTACTGAAGTCACCATACTTAGTCTGACCCCAAGTAATAATCTTCTTGGTGTTGTAATCCTGTACGGTAATTAGCAGTACTTCCTCAGCAGCACTTTCTGGGTCAGGGAATCCCATCTCACTCTCAACCTCAATGTCGAGAGTGATCATTTTCATTAGGGATGTATCAAACCTAATTTCACCGGGATAATTATCAGCAATGAACTGGAAGATAAAGCGCTCATTGCCATAGACATTGAAGTTATCAACATCATCGTACTTCTTTAGAAACTCACGTGACTCCTTAATAGTTCCAGGATTCACTGGCTGGACGTTCTCTCCATCCAAAGTTTTCCAATCACTGGGCTTGTTGGAGGAAACAAACAAAGTTGGGTTGAATTGCTTCCTCTCATTGAAACGCTCACCATTCTCATAACCACGGAGAAGGATGGTGTTTCCATACATTTGGACGTTTGTGTAGAACTTGTTCTTAGCCATCAATCACCAATAACGATAAGGTATTCAGAGAGTAGTTTTGCTGCGGGGGTCACCATAGTCAAGATGTTATCTGAGAGGATAGCCATCTTAGTATCGGCGGTGATAGCCTTTCCAGGAAAACGAGTAAGTGCTTTCTCCATATCCTCAATAGAGGAATCATAAATCACTGGGTCAATCATAACACAGTCGGGCTCCCCAATCTCATGCTCGGGTACCTCTTTCAACTTCGTCACAATAGTGCGACCATCCTTGAGTAATAGGACTCTAATCAAATCATCCATCTAGTTCGCCTCCAGCATAGCTATCATATAGACTTTGAATAGGAGTAGTAACTGTAGAGATAGTACTCAAATTCACAGAGAATGTGCGGTCAGATGATAGAGCCATCCAATCGTGATATGTAATTGTAGTTGTTACTTTGCCAGTATCGGGGCAAGCGGTTGAACGTGACACAACTACCTTTGGATCATCAATGATGACATTACTCTCACCCATAACTTCTCTATACCTACAGAGAACCAAGTCACCATTAGTGAATAGGACTAGCTTGACATTTCCATCGGGTTTCATATCATCAAAAACAATTTCGGAACTCCCGTCCCTATCATAATCGTTGTTCATAATATACTCTAACTATTAGTATTATAGCACATAAAAAGAGGGGCTGCCCTGACTGTGACCAGGACCCCCCAATATAAGCCATAGAGGCGGCGACGATATACCTATTTATTATAGCCAGTCGTGACGCTTCTGATGGTCGGGAATGATACGCTTTAGGATAATAGTTAAGATACCATTATCATAAACAACATCTTCAACACGAACATCATCAGAAATAGTCCAGACGCGAGTGAAGTCGCGAGTGGCTAGTCCCCTATGGATGTATTCTGCTAGAGGCTCTTCATCTTGTTCCTGTGAACCTTCTACAAATAACTTATTATTCTCCGTATATACAGAAATATCTTCTTTCTTAAAACCAGCCAATGCAATTTCTAATCGGAAGCTGACTGATGAATCTTTAATTAGATTGTATGGTGGGTAATTAGACTTCGTTTCGTGAACGGCACCCATCCTATGAAACCATTCATCCATTCCAATTGAGTACTTCTCAATATCATCAACGAACTTCTGCAGTTCGCCTGAGCCGTAGATCTTCATTTTGTTCTCCTAAAAAGCGAGATATAGTGTGTGGTCCCCGAAGGCAACCACCACTATTTATATTTTAGGGCATAAAAAA